TGGAGAAGTTGTAATTTCACCTGCTAATCAACAACAAACACAACAAACCGAACTTGATAATTTGACCGTCTTGACAACTGAAGTTACTACGGATGTATACCAAAGAGTTGAAGAAACTGCATTCAATGATGCTGCTGTTGTTCAAAACAATGAATCGACAACTCCAGCCTCTCAATTTGACAGTATCAATGAACTATCATCTATTATAGCTTTCTTGAAAAGACCGACCTTGATGTGGCAGTCTAAAATACTCGCTTCATCACCTGCTCTCGTGCCTGTTTCTTCGCAAGAAGGGACTGCGCCTGTACAAACCCCCCTGAAAACATTTTATTTCCCTCATGATTTAATGGTTTTAGGTAACAAATTTGATAAAATCAAGAACTTTGAATGGTTTAAAACTGATATCCGACTTCGAGTCCTAATTAACGCGAACCCATTCATAGCTGGTCGTCTATTCATCACGTACGCACCAAATGATAACACAGAATCTGGTTACACTAACGTGGATCGGAAAGGAAGAGTTGGTGTGACATCGTACCCTGGAGTAGAACTTGATTTGCAGACGAACACCGCATCTGAGATTATTATTCCCTGGATTGCAAAACCTGATGCTGAACAAGCGAAACCATCCTCACAGAATTTGTTTAGAGTTGACATCTGGCAGTTGTGCCCACTTCTGTCATCTGATAATTCACTCTCGATTCCAATTCAGGTATATGCGTCTTTTGAAAATATTGATCTTCAGATTCCCACCCCACTTGACAACACTTCTACTTACCGCGTTGAAAGACAGGGTAAAGAAGCTAAGGGAATCATTGGAAAGGTTGCTTCTGGTATCGGTAAGATAACGGGCGCAGCGAAGAATATACCAATTGTAGGAACTTATGCTGCTCAAGCTGAGTGGGCCTCCGACATCGTTGGCTCTGTTGCTAACGTGTTTGGATGGTCTAGGCCAGTGGAAGGTAGTCATGCCCCCCCCCTTTCGCACATTCCAGGACGAGGATTTTGTCAATTCACTGCCAAGGATAACGCTGTTATTCTAGCTATGTCTAATGATAATGAAATTGCAGAAACGGAAAACAATCTGATTAGTACTGCTGATGAAATGAGTGTAGAACATGTGTGTTCGAGACCCGGATTAGTAGATGTTATTGATTGGAATGTTAAACAAGATTACAATGATACTTTAGGTGTATATAATGCTAGCCCATTTGTTCAAGCGCCTAATTCTAGAGTAATTGTAACTGCTACAGAACCTGTAAGATCCTTCAATGTGTTTGACCATTCGTTGGCTGAGTATGTTATTCAAGGTTTTCAAATGCACAGAGCCGATTGGGTATATAGAATCTCTCTCGTTAAAACCGCTTTTCATGTAGGTCGATTTGAGGTGTTTTTCATCCCAAATCGTTCTCGAGATTGGAACGCTATGCCCGACTATAATGCTATAGATACGACAAATTGTTATCGACAAATCTTTGATATTACAGAACAAAGTGAAATGACTTTCGAAATTCCATATGTACATAAGTATAATATGCTTCAAAATTTAGAAACGGCACTTACAAATGTTAATGATCCCTGTGTAGGACAGCTTGTTATTCGTGTAGTATCTCCACTTACTTGTCCTGAAACAGTGTCACAGAGTATCAAAATTCTGGTGTGGAAACATGCCAAGAATGTTGCTTTGTCGTGGCCAAAACCCAATGCATTTACTCCACTTCAGTATGCCAATTTAACGTCTACCAAGGTGGAAAGACAAATTGACGTGAAAAATGCAGTGAAAGATACCCATTATTGTGTTCTCGATAAGGATCATAAGATGGAAGATAATCTTGACGCTACGAAACTTGTTTCTGGTGAGATGTGTGTAAATCTTCGAAATTCAACACGTGCTTTCAGACGAACGAGAGCCACAGCTGAAAAATTGGATGCACGTACGCGGCTCCTCCCCAATATTGTGCGATACAATATTGGAGGTTACTTAGGATATTGGTCAAATATATACTACTTCTATCGAGGTGGTATTGCCTACAAAACCATATCAACAAGTAACTCAGGAATAGTCACGTACAGCGGACAATATGATGATGAAATCAGGAACTATGGTGAAGGCCCTTTTCACTATACACCTCCAAACAACCCCGTCAATGAAGTACAAGTGCCATTTTATTCTCAAACCCGACGAGAAGTCTGTAATCAGACCGCATCGCAGGGATTCCAGAATGTTTTGGCTTCATTGCCCTACGTTATTGTAAAGAAATACGCAGGAGAATTCACCGCTGATGATGAACCACTTGTGATGATCGCAGCTAAGGATGACTTCACATTCGGCTTCCTAATCGGGAGTCCGCAATTGATACCAGCTGGATTTTCAACAGACCCCCTCCCCTAATCATGACAAAACTATTTAAGTGATTAGGTCTGCAATAGGAGAGGAAAAAGCAATTCCGAAGTATTAACTTTTAGTTCTTCCGTAAGGCTATTAGTTGTATTAGGAATGGACGGCATAGTGGAATAAGGACGCGGTCGTGAGGCTATCTGGGTAACCTCATTTAAAACGACCAACGCCTAAGAGGATGTGCTCGCCATTCTCATACATACACAATCCAGTTGCGCCACTGGACGTATGTACTCTGCCAGCGCTAGAAGGAAGCTGTCTAGACACTGTCTCTTGTCAGAGGGTAAATGACAACCAAACTCCCCGGTTTTGACTGGAACGAGCTAATGCCTTCTCCCCGGAAGTGAAACGGGTGGCCGTGAATCGTAGTCACTTTGCTAGAGATAAT